GTCGGTGAAGGCAGCGCGTTGAAATTACACAGGCCAGAGGCGCGGTTCCAGACTTGGCTTCTAATGCCAAACTCAATTACTTCGCTGTCTCTGCGGACAGGCCGAATGGTCGCAATGCTTTGCCTGCAAACGTTATAGAAAGCAGCGCCGCAGTGCTTATTTGCATTAAAAGTATCACCCTCATAGCCGCCTAAGGGCTCTTCAACTGTTCTCCGCCCAGGGATGCCAATTTCGGCAACGCCATGGACCTCAACACACTCAAACTCGATAAACTCTTGTTCAACTTTTTTGTTATTAGCTGACATCACTTTTGTTCGCTTTCTTACAATCCAACTCGACGCGCCAATAATCCAAGTCGTCCCCACTATCAGAAGATCTGACGCTCTTTCCCTCCAAGACTTTGCGGAGTTGACCAAATCATCCAAGTTGATTTCAGTATCCTCAAAGTCATCATCGCTTAACTCTTTCCATACTTCATTGCGATGATCAATCTCAAATACTGCAGTATTGCCAACAGCAACTGTGACAATCGTTCTGTTTTCGTATTCCGTGTTGTTGAATATGACAAAACCCATGTGGCGTGAATACGCCCTGCCTACGCCTGGCTGACCTGCTTCTGGCCCAGCCTCAAGCAATACGTCTGCCAATCTGCCTGCAATCTTTCGGCGTTTTGCTTGGATCTCTTTGCGTGCTCTTTCGTTATCGCCCCCTTCAGTAGACGAAAATGGTGCGCTTATGATTTCCCAATTAAAACGGTATGCGGTGCCGTTATGGATTGGTGAACTGGTGCCGAAAGTTGTGTCCCCGCTAGGCGTATACGCCATCGAGAATCCGTCACTAAATTGACCATCTCTTGTTGGCGCTGTAAAAACTTCTCGGCCTACCGTTCCAGTAGCACCAGGGCCTTGGGTGCCATAAAGCAACGTTGCCGGTCGGTTGTTGCCTTCTACTGACGACCAATAAAGCGCAAACTCGTTATCAGACAAAGCGTTCAACCCAGCCGTTCCAAGCAAAATGCCGCCAAGGTCCGGCTCGTCAACACCAAACTCACCAGCAACGTAAACACCTTCATACGCTTGATATGCGCCGTAGGCGTAAAGGCGTGACCAGACCAAGGCAGGTGCAAGAATAATGCCACCTGTTGGAAGACCATCAGCACCCTCGCCACGCTTGCCGAACGGGATAGGAATCGGCTGACTTAACTCGGCAAGACTAGATACGTTGTCAAAATTTGTCGCTTGGTTAAATCGAGTTGGGCCAATCTGATCGGCAAGTTTTTTGCCTTTGATTTTTCCTGATTCAAGCGATGGTGCTTTTGGTGCTAGCAACATGCTGGCCCCTGTCAAAACAAGGCCAATCGCAAGGTTGATAAAAAAGGCAGTTACTGGATCAGCCGAATTAACAACATCAGGAATCCGGTCATATTCAGCAGGTCGCACACGCTGCCGCAGCATTGCGTGACGGACAAGCTCCCGATACTCTTCTTCACTACAGCCAATTGCTTGGATCAGTGATAATTCATACGGTAAAAGCGGCGGATTGAAAGGCGCTCCACCCGTTTCCAGTCCACTGCGGAAAGGAAACGATTGATGTAAAGGACGCCGTTCTGCCATACCACTCCGAAGGCCATTGGCCTCACGTCCAGCAATGCGATGTCGCCATCATAACTGGGGTGTTCAACGCGGTCACAGTAACGATTCAGCTCGCCCAAGACTTGCTTTGGCGTCATTTCATACCAAGCTGACTGCACTCCTGGATTTTTGATCTCTAGCTGGTCTAAGGCGTCAAAAACAAGATGAATGCAATCGTTGTGCCCGTAGCTGTATTTACGACCGATCAGATTACTACACACGGACCTGAGCCGTGAACGGGATATTGCCCACCTGATGACGGTGCAAACGACGACCTGGCACGTTTGCCTGCACTGCATCAAGCACAGAATTCAGCTTGATCTGAATGGTCGTCTCGTCCCAGCCGCCAGCAGAACAGGCACCGAAATACTCGTAAAGCGTCCGCTCAATCGCGTAGGTGCTGGAGTTCCAAAGCACCGTTGAGACCTTCGCCACATAAGTGTTGTCCAATGCTTCTACAACAAAGTTGCGGGTGATCTCTGTGTTGCCAAACTGCAGCGTCGCATCAAGGTTGTCGCCTTGCAGCGTCGCCATGGCACCGCCAAAGCCAAACGGCAAAAACGAGTGATTGTCAACGTTTTGCCCGATCGCGTAATTCTGAAACAGATACTGATTGAGCTGACCAGATCGACCAACCTCAAGCAAGTGCCCAAAAGCAAATTCCATCAGACGCCAACCCTCCGGCGAACAGCAGGTGAATTGCGCATTGAGCCGATAGCCCTGCGCTCACCTTCGGCCGCGCCTCGCTTAGCCGCTTGCGCGATGCCCGCTTGGAACTCAGATGCGGTCACATAGTCCACGCTGTTGATGCGCTCTACGTTGAAACGGACGTCAAGGGTGCTGGCGCTAACACCACCGCCTTCGCTGTTAGTGCCGCCTTCGCCGTTCTCGGGGATGACAGCACTACCACGAGCGCCGCGTGCATAACGCGCCATACTCTCGCGCATTTTTGATTCTGGTATTAAATATTCTGGGCCAGCCTCTCCGATGACAGCATTGGTCGCACCTGAGGCGTAACCACCTTCAGCGCCAAAGCCAGGAATGCCTATGGACTTGCCAAGGCCACCAATACCTGCGTTCAAAAACATTCCGCCGAGCTGCTTAAGCAAGCCCGAGAATGACTCTTTAAGTGATTTAGCACCTGTTATCGCATCCTGGATGCCACTCACTAATCCCGCCTGCACGGTCTGACCTATTTGCGCGTGGAATTCTTTTAATTTTTTGGCATCTGCTTGAGCTTTTTTATCTGCTTTTTCTTGTTCTTCTTTGCGTTCTTTTTCCTTGTCTATCAGAGTCTGTGTGACGCCTATCTGGGCATATACCACTTCTAGCTGTTCTTTGAGCTTGTTGCGCACGTCTTCTGCAAGATCAGGGAATTGCTCATCGATATTGGCTTTGTCAATCTTAAGCTGCAGCATTCTGCGCTCTTCGCTGGTCAAGGCTGTGGCCAGCATTCTCTGATCCTCTAATGACTTTTTAAGCCGCGCAGCCGCTTCCTCTTGCTGTTTAATGCGATCTGCTAGATCAGGATCAGGATCGAGCTTGATCAGGTCAGGCTTTGGTGGTTCTGCTGTAGCTGGTTTCTCTTCCGCTTTCTTTAATGCCTCTCTGAGCTCGACCAATCTCTTTTGCGAGTCAAGCAGTTTGCCATTGATATTCAACAATGACATTTTTGCTGCTTTATTGCGCTCTACCGAAATAGTTTCTTCTTCAATAGCTATAGCAGACTTGATATGCTCTACCGAGCCACTATTGATGGCTTCAGTCACTCGATCTTGAGCAGTTTTTGCCTCGATCAGTCTTGTAATCAGATTGCCGAACGCTACCAACGCAATCCCGATTGGTATCGCGGTAATTGCGGCGGACAGCAAGCCTACAGCAATAGTTGATGCGGTAATTTTGACATTCGCAGCAGTCACTGCTGCTGCAAGGGCTTTTTTGCCTGCAGCTGCCGCAAGCGCCTTCTCGCCCATCACGGCAAGTCCTGTGATAGCAGCTTTGAGTACCGTGCCACCAGCCAATGTCACGATCAGTCCATTAACTGTGCCAATAGCAGGCCCAAGGATTGCTGCGGCTCCCGCCAGTCCGATCACAGCTACAGCGCCTGTCTGGATGGGTCCAGGCAATTGTCCGAACAACTTCAGCAACTCTGTGGCCCCTGAGAGCAACGGCGTAATAGCTGGGAGTAATTTCTGGCCTATCGATACGCTCAATTGATCAGAGGCATCTCGAAAATCCTTGAAACGCTGCACATCAGAATTCTTAACAATGGCAGCAATTTTATCTGCACCTTCCGATTCGACACGCTTAAGGGCTCTAATGATGATATCAGTTGATAGCTTGCCTTCAGATGCAAACTCTTTTAAATCCCCAACCGCTACACCAGTCTCAAGTGACACCGCACCTAGCAAGCCAGGTATCTGTTCTGCAATGCTGCGGAATTCATCACCTTGCAGACGGCCAGATCCTAATGCTTGAGCTAATTGCGTAAATGCTGCACTTGCGCCCGCAGCACTAACACCACTCAATTTTGCGACTGTATTAAAACCGATGAATGATGATTCGATATCCGCCAGCTCGATGCCTAATGGTCTCAACCTGGTAAAGATATCGGTGACACCTTCGGCAGCTTCACGATTGCTTAATCCAAACGTTTTAGCGGCTCTTGTGACTAGCTTCTGCGCTTTTTCATACTCGCCATACTCGCTTGTGACGAGCTTGAGTCGTGTCTGCAGATCATTAAATGATGCAGCCGATTGAATAGCCGATTTTGCAATCAGCCCTAATCCGATGCCTGCCGCAGCAGATCTAAGTCGGCCAAATGTGCCCGCAGCAGTACCGGCAGCTCCATTGAGCCGGTTGAGCTGGGCAACTGCATTATTCGCATTTACCCTGATCTCAACGTTAGAGACTGCCACGGCGGCTCACCCAGTACGTCAAGTTTAATGGCGTCGATATCTTGCGCGATCCCTAGACTTTTCTTCTTCTTCTGCTTTCAGCGCATAATATGCAGCAAAGTAGACAAGCTCCGCATCAGTGAGTTCGGTGCGCAGCCGACTTACCGTCATCCCCAATTCGCAGGCCAGAAAGAATTCAAATTTAGTCCAGCTGTCCTGCTTTAGTCGTTTTTTGCTTCATCGATGTCAACATTGGCATCTGCAACACCGAATAAGAACAGCTCTAACTCATTAAGCACATTCTCAGGTAATTTGCGATGTAGCTTCGCAGCATCTGCAGCAGCAAAAGGTTTAGTGCCGTCTTCAAGCTCAGCCATCTGGCAGAGCATCTGCGTGCTGATTTCTAGTGCATCCGATGATCCAGCATGGTCTTGCGCCTTTTTGCGATCTGCACGCGTGATCGGCTTGAAGTACAAGTCTTCGATCTTTTTGCCAGCAGCGTCTTTTAGCACGAATTTACGTCGCTGGTTGAGATCAAACGCCTCAACCAGCTGATCAACTAATCGCTTGGATCCAGACATTAAATGACGAGCTTATCCGTGCAGATTATAACTGACTCTATCACTCAAGATTAGATGTGATAGTACCAGAAGTTACAAAGTTGCAAGTAACTACCACCAGTTCGCCGACCGTAGAGGTAATTTCCATGTCAGTAATGATGCCACCAAAAGCAACGCTATCAGTGCCGGTTGAGGTGCCAGTGGTAAACAGCTCAAAGCTTGCATCGGTGGCATCGTTAGCTTTGACGACATCCTCAATCAAGCCAGCTTGGCCAGTGGCGTCAGGGTCATAAACCAGTTCTACTGTACCGGAACCTGAAATCAAGCCACCAATAAAATTGCGGAACGTATCGCCGTGATCAGTGGTCTCGTAAGTTTCTTTGGTAATTGTCAGACTCCAGCTGCGGGTGCCGACAACCGTTGCGAGTGAGCCAGAACCAGTTTCAAACTGGACTGCGCCTTGTTCTCCGCGAAGGGTGGCCATGGTCAGAGTTCCTCGAAAAAGTCAAAGGTCACACGGACCTGGGTTTGGAAATAGCCCTCAGGTGATGGCGATGCCACAACCTCGGGGCCGATCGGAGGATCAAAATGAACGCCCGACACGTTGATTCTATTATAAAGATCTCTCACCCTTTTGCTGATCACATAATTGGCACCTGGGCCAACGCCTTTTGCTGTGAATATATTGATCACGACAACGCCAGGCAGTTGATTTTTCGAATTGGTGGTGCCGCCGTGTGACAAGTATGCGCTGGAGCCAAAGCTAAGCAAACACTGCACCCACGAGCTATTCGGCGTAGGCTCATATGCCATGTTGTGAAACACGACTGGTATTGCAGGTGAGTCAGCTAATTCAGTAGCTAGCCTCCCTTCAATGGTCGCACGCACGGAATTTAGGTCTGCAGCGGCCATCAGCTGTCACGTTTGATTTGATTGTACGTCCGACGCACATACTCCTGCATATTTTTAGCAATTAGCTCAACCCAACCAGCATCTGCCTGAGCACTCCAACCATTCGCGAGCCGATCAGCGTATGGCAAGTTGTTGTGGATGTGGTAGCTACGGCCAAGCCTTTCTGAGCCACTTGGATAATTCGTATACTGCGGTGGTGGAGCTGGAATAGTTTTGCCTTTTTCAACAGGAGGGTGCGGCTCTCCAGTTGATGTATTCTCTCCAATATGCCAGCTGGCCCTAAATCTGCCGGTGTCGACCGGGCTGCCCTTTTTGAGCTGC